CTTGTAACTCAAAGTAAAGTTACCGCCGGTGACACCGCCGCCGAAGGTCAACGTCTGGTTGTTGTCGATCGGTAAGCCCTGCCCTTTGAGGTCCATGAACACCGTCTGCCCCGCTTGCAGGTAGGAGAGTATGCCCATGCCAACGCTATCGGCTGGTAGCATCATCTTGAACGTTGTGGCTGGCTTGCCATCGACATGCGCAGAGAAACCTATGTTCGCGCGGTTGAGTGAGAAGAACGGGTTATAGAGGCCGGCAAAGGCGAAGTCGGTGGTGAGCGCGTCGGTGAGTTGCGTCGTGCCAAGTGCGCCAAAGGTCGGGTCAAGATAGACATTGAAGTGCTTCCCTGCACTGGGTTGCAACGCAACTGCGGTTGGCGTGCTCGTCATGGTGATAGCCCGCTGCAATGCCTGGGACAGTATCTTGCCTGAGAGCGTGATACCTGCTTTGCGGTCAAGCTTGTACCCAAGTTCTGAGATCAGGCCATAATTGACTTTGTGGTTATAAATGGCGTTGCCAAAGCTATTATTCTCGCCCTGTTCGATGGTGTACGTTTGCGGCTGCACGCTTCCTGTCAGAGGCGGGATGAATGTCCAGAGTTTCGCAGTGGTTGAGTTGCCCGCCGCGACGATGGACGTAGCTGCGCCGCACACGCCGGAGAGCGCATAGACGATGCCGTTGTAGTCAAGGACCCCGCCAAGCGTGCCCTCGACCCACTCTGAGTTTTCGATAGCGATGGCGACATATTTGCGACCCGTTGGCGTGTAGGGGTTGACATCGGCCATCGGGCCAAGCCAGATATCAAAGCACTGCAAGAGCTTGTTGGCCGGTACGTTCGTGCCCGGCGTGGACTCAAGCCCAAATTGGAGAACTTGGTTAACTGTTGATCTTTTAGGAGTGAAAGGCATAATGCAGCCTCCTTAACTTCCTTGTAGTTCTATATGGTAGAGCCCTCCAAGATAGCTCCAGGAGGCTCCGTTGATTACGTTGCCATAGGCCAGTTCTGAGTCACGATAGCAGGCCAGCACGCCGCCGCCGCCTGGAAGCCCTACGCTCCGCACGTTCTTAAAAAGCGCATCGATACGATTAGCGATAGTAGCAAGCGCCGCGTAGTTGGCAGTTGGTCCGATAGCCTGAATGCGCATCAGGATATGTGCAAAGAGCCTGGTTTCGTTCATCGTGTTGACATCAGAGCCGCCTTGCCGTGCGTAGAGCGCAAATGGTGGAACCGTGCCGATATTCGCAAATTCCTGCCATACACCGCCCGTCGCCGCCGCCATGAGCAAGCTATCAGCCCGCATGGTGCTATCTATCCAGGTGAAGGCGCTGTACGTTTCGCTCAATGCTTGCTCCTTGTGCTACAATTACCCTGTCGCCTGTCAGTCAAGCTGTATTAGTAGGCAGGCCGTCCGCCTAACGGCATGGATACATTCAGCAAGGCCCATTGCTGGCGGATTAATCCGGAGTTCGAGCCCCGGCATGCGACCTTACCAATTCCGCTCAATGCACCATCCCTCTCAACTTCTCTTCAAGCGCAGCGCACGCCGCTTCAAAGCCGGGTCGTGTCTGCTCAATCCCAGGCTCAAAGAAGGGCTTACCTGGCTGAAACCTCGTGCCGTAATTCTGGTAGATGCCATAGTTCGCAGCTACCGCTACATAGGCCGTCGTCTGGTCTGCGCCGCCCACTTCAGGCAAGGCATCTGCACCGCCGCTATACGTGCTGCCCTCACTCGTAACGACATAGACCGAGTTCACCATGAAGCCGGTGTCGATTTGCCCGTTGGCACGGATGAAGCCCTGGATGTTCGCCTGGCAGTCAAAGGCAGTTTTCCTCACGATCTGGCCGCATACCACAGGCAAGGCATCGGCTATTTGTGAGAAGTGGTTAAAGGACTCAGCCATCAGGTCACCTCTTTGCGCTCAGTCAGGTTGTGTATGATTTGCTCATAGGTTTGCCCTGTCCGACTGCTGATATCCGCAAGATCAAGCAGCATCCAGTGATTGACCTTACAGCCATGCAGATGCACGAGGATATGGTGATCGCCTATCGCCTCATACCTGACCTTGATTGTAAAATTCGTGCTTGCCATTTACACCACCACCGTTATGAGCACGTCGTTCGCAACCGTGTAGCTTTCGGCATTGTCAAGCGGCTGTACTTTCCAGTTCAAGCCCATGTACACAATCCTGTCGCCCTCCCGCACATCAGAGGTTGGCATGTAGCGCAGCATCAAGGCACGTTGGCCTGCAATGATGTTGGCATAGGTGCTCAACTGCGTTGCTGTCGGCTTGCTGATGGTGCAAGCCAGCATGAGCGATGGCGTACTCGGGTACGTCTCGGTCGTGTGGCCTGAGCCGTCAAGCGCAGTTGTCACATGGTAGAGCGGCAATGATTGATCGAGCGACGCTACCACAATCGGCGTTATCCAGGCGATTTCATCAGCAGTGAGCAATCCGGGCATGGGTTATACTTTCTCTGGATAGTGCCAGGTGCCAGGCGCGCCGCCCGCGTCATAGCCGACAGCCCCGGCGGTAAAGTTGCCTGCACGCACATCTACCGTGCCGTCCTCACGCACCCCAATAACGACAGCGCCCAGCTCGTCGCCTTCCGCTCTGCCATCTTCCAGGTGCGAATAGTCGTCGGACACGTAGCGCACGCCCTGCCCTACGCGCGGCATGGGTACAGGCAACGCCGGGGTTGCTGGCGCCTCTTCTTCTACAGGTGTTTCTTTCACCACAATTTTCTTCTCAACCATCGATATCTACCTTCCTTTGTACATGTCTATATTGTCGCCAAGCGGCTTTACGCGATTGCCGTCAACCGGCAGCGCCACGTCATGCCGGACCATCTTCGCGACCTTTGGTTTAGCCTGCCTGCGATAATAGTCAGCCTGTTTTTGCAAGCCAGCAGCAGCCTGACTCACTCTGAATGATTGCCCGTCCGATGAGAAGTCAAAGCGCCGCGCATAGGACGCCGCCCAGAACTCAAGCAAGTCAGCCGAAGCGCTATTCGGGTCGTAGACCTTGCCGGTGGCAAACACAGGCGGGAACTGGCCGGGCGTGGTGCCTGATACGAACTCATTGGTTTCAAACTGCCAGAGGCCGGTGATATAGTCGCTGGCAACAGGTGTGAGCACTTTCCAGAATGCGCCATTCAAGTAGCCTTGCAGCACCACGTCAGCTTCCCACCAGTTGTACTCGCTGTAGAAGCTGGCAAAGATCACGCTAGCGATATTGCTCGTAGAGGTCGTGTTGACGATGCTCGGCGCCATTTGCAGCGACTCATAGCGGATATCATCGCGGCTTGCGTCGAGCCGGTCTTGGACTTGCTGATCGGTGAACTGCTGGCTTGTCCCGGCTGGATCCGCGATCATTGTTCTGACCAGGCTTATCAGATCGTTCATCGTTGCGCGTACTGCCATCGGCTACTTCCTCTATTGGCGCTGTCGGATCAGGTACTTCTTTTCCGCCCTCGGCGAGTAGTCGGTCAATATGCACCTGGTCCACAACGCACACCACATTGCCATTCGGGTGCAACATCCACACTAGAACCTCGCGGGTACAATCACCGCCCAGATCGTTCCTGTCATGGACGCGGCAAAATCTACGCTGATCGAGCCATCTGACTGGATAAAGCGGCTTGAGTCAAACGGCCCAAGATAGGCTGTGCCTGTCGAAGCAGTCAGGTTGCCAGAAGTGAAGTCGCCCAGGCCACCGCGAAAAGCGGGCGGGTTGCTTGTGCCTGCACGTACCGTCACCGTCTTGGTACCGGCAAAGGTGTTGGTGACGTAGAGTACAAGCTGCTCAGCATCAGGTGACGCGGGAATAGCGTTTGACGGCAGCGCAATGGTCATGCCGTTGGCGGCATCAATGGCGGTCCCAGCGTTGTTGAGTACCGCGCTATTGGGTGTAAGGGTCGTCAGGGGTAAGTTTGTTCGTGCCACTGATCTCTCTCTCCTTTCTCAGCTTATGGGTGCGTGAAAGTAGCAGCAACGGCAGCATATGGGCGAACTGTTTTCGCACCGTAGAGGGTCAGACCCTTCACGGCATCACCGAAACGCAGAGGCGGGCGATAGGCTTCCGTTTTGGTCAGTCCGATGGCTTTGGTAAAAGCCATCGTATGACTTGCCAGCACGACATCCACCGCTGGAGTACCACCACCCACACCGATACTCCCGCTGATATGCGGCGCGTTCACTGACTCGTAGATGTCCATGCCCAGAATTCTCCCACGGTAGGCATCATTTGAGAGACCTTGCGCGGCATCGAGGGCGGCGTTCGTGATTTGGGCGTTGGCTTCAGGCGTGTTGTAGGAGGTGAAACGCGGGTCCATCAGCAGCAGTGTCGAGACCCAGGGAGGAATGACGCACCAGCGGCCAATCTTCGGCACTTTCTGTTCCGAGAGTTTCTGTGATACCTGGATGAGCTGATCAAACACGGTACCAGTTGTAGCGGCGGAAGCGCCAACGGCTGTATAGACAGGGTAGGCAGGCGTGCCTGAAATCTGCCCCACCGCATCGACGTAGAAGCCTGCAAGGTAGTTGTCAATCTGCAACGCAAGATCATACGCGGCCCAGGACATCGCCTCAGCCATGACCGTAGGATGGTTTTGCGCCATGTCTACATCGTCAATGATGAAGTTGTAATACTTGGCTTGCGAGATCACGAGCGATGTTTGCGCGTCGGTCAAACTTTGGGGGGCAGCAAGGTCGGTATCCTTGCTGTAGGATGAGATGGTGATATCGCCTATTGCGTTGATACGCACGGTGTCACCCATGCGGGAAATCGTGCCCTCGTAGTTGTCGTTGAACAGATTCCCAAAGACAAGGTTGGCACGAAGGGCGGGCAGTAACGTATCTGCCCAGAGAATAGGGTTAAACTCATTGAGAGACAAGATCGTTCTCCTATCATCCCATCCTCAACATCTCTCGAAAGGTGCTCAGGACGAGATACAAAAGACGTTATTTAGTTTTAGCGCCTGGGCGGTGGGTTCTTGGCAATGAATGCCTGTATTTCACCGCGCCGGGCGGCGTATTCGTCTGGTTTCATTTTCGTGATGACTTCCCAGGAAAGCGCCGATGTGCTACTCGATGAACGCGCTGGATTGGTTGCGCCACCTGCTGTCGATGGGTGCCTGTTCTGCTGCTGTAGCACGAGAGCCGGCATTTCTTTGATCAGCTTGTCGAGCAGTTCCTTGACATTAGTTGGCATGCCTTCATCGTCGGTCTTGATTTCATTCCGATCAATCAGCCGTGCAATTTTGTCAAGGTAGAGCGGATCGACGCCTAGCGCTGCCGCTTGCAGTTGCACTTCGTAGCGAATGACGCGCTCTTGATTGGCGCGCTCTTTCTCGCTCAGTTGTGCTTGCGTGTCGGTCAGCTGCTTCTGGAGTTTTTCCGTTTCGCCTAGCTTCGCCAGTTCTGCTTCTTTTTGCTGCTGCTCGATATCAGCTTTCAGCTTGCGTGCAGCAGCATTTTCCTTACGCAGTTCGGCAATGATGCGATCACGTTCGTCTGGTTGCGTTTGACTCACCGGTGCCTGACCGTCTATTGTCGTGGCGGGCGCCTGGCCCGTTCCACTGGTGGACGCCTGGCCCCCGTCAGTGGATGAAGGTGTATCTGCCATAATTGTACCTGTCCTTTGTACTGATGTCAATATGTACGGTCAAGAAACAGTATAGCTAGCTAACAACGTAGCGAGAATGGCTTTATAGCTAGCTAACACATTCCAGGGTAAGTAAACGTAGTTTTTCTTTCTCATGCCACTATGGGTATAGTTCACCTTACCCTAATCGTTCCTACTGCGTTTCACCATCTGAATGATCGCCAACTCCTGCTGTTTCTGCGCAATCGCTTCCTTTACGATCTCTTGCACCAACTCAGGATGCGCTGCTAAGAATGCACGCACGAATTGCATTGTTGTCTCATTGTCCATAGCGAGATTGACCGGAAACGAGAGCACAGCGCCCTGTGGCACGATCTGTATACCTAATTGCATTGCCTGACCCTGGCGTGGTGGCTCTTGTGGCTGCTCTGGCGCAGCGCCGTTCTCTTCACTCATGCTCTTGCCCTTCTGTTTGTGGCTTGGGGAGACATTCAATCACTGCCTGGTCGAGCCACATTTTTGCTTCCTGTAGTTTCGTAATGGCAAGTGAGACTTCGCGCCCCGCTGTACCCCTGGCAATGTGCGCGGCGAGCTCGCGCGCATCAGAGATGCATCCCCTGACCATTCCCTGTACTTCGTATATCTCTTGAATGATTGCTTCGTTGTGCTGTTTGCCGCTCATTTGGCCTCCGCCAACTATGGTTTCTTCTGGCATTAGTTCTATCCTCTCATATTCCAAATAAGATCACCAGCACCGCAAGCAGCGCCAATACTGCCACAATGCCATAGGCTACAGCGCGAATGATTGCATGTGCGAGAGCTGCGCTGATGGCAAGGTCGGCAGAGCGCACCAGGACAAATAAGATCAGCACGAATGTCGGTTGAATGAGTGTTCGCATTATTTCACCAATTTCTTCTGCTTAGTTGGATGCACATAATTCTCCAAAACGAAGTTTGCCAGGTGTGTTCTTCTATAGCAAAGGCGGAGATCATTCTCATCATGGCTATCGAGCCAATCAAAGTACTTCTCAATTGCTAGGTCCATCCAGACGCTCCATGAGCTTAATGCACGCTCACGCGATTGTATGCATGCTTCATGTTCTATCCGAGCAAACATTTTAATCACGTCTGTTTCATACTTCGTTCCTGAGATTTTCTCGAGCGCTTGGTGTACTTCCTGTTCGTTCATTAGTTCACCAAATCCTTTAACGGCTTCTCATAAATCGACGATCCCCAAACCGGGTCGCTCGAATGCCCTACCACGTCATCCAGCGTGAAATCACCGTTGCTCCACGCCTCATACTTGGGCCCAAGTATCGCGCATTGCGTGGCCTCGCTCTGCCCGTCGAACCAATCGGAGCCATCTTGCTGAATACTCAGTCCGTTCATATCCTCCATGCCAGTGGTGTCTACGCCCAAAGGACCGAGGATATCCTCCCAACTTTTCGTTACTGGCGTCATCGTGCATCTGCAGTTTGGGTGTGAATCCATCGACTCGCTAAGATCGTGTAGCGTACCATCCATTGCTATGCATGCAGCGCATGTTCTGATCGATAGAGCGCATGTCCAGCGCCATTGATCTACTACGTCACTGTTTGCCTTGAATGTCTCTAAGTTCGCCCCGCGGTAGGAACGCAGCATCTCCGTCCTTGAAATGGTCAACGCTCGATTGCGCGAGATACTGAGCGCTTGCTGCACTTGTGGCGCAATATCACGCGGATTGTAGCCTAGCGTGAGGCCGGTGATCAGCGCATCCTTGACGCCTTGTGCTGCCTCAGCACCGAAGCCTGAGAAGAGATCAGCGAGTGGACTACCGGCTTGTGTCGCTCCTACAAGGTTAGCGATAGCGGTAGGTGATGGCACACCAAACGCAAAGTTGATGCCAGGCGGTATACTCGCATTCAGCAGCGCCATCCCTGCCTGTGAGCCAAGTTGCACACCCTGCTGTTGCAATTGTCCGACCTGCATTTGGGCCAGCATCCCGAACTGATTGATCTGGCCCTCGATGAACTGTGTGAGCGCCTCTAGTCTTCTTTGCTCGTAGAGCCATGATAGTGGTATGTCCTCTCCTGCCAGGCTCTTGTCGCTGATCTGCTGGTAGAGTTGGTCAAGCATCGGCTGAATGACTTGCAGCGTGTTGGCATACGCCGCTTCAAGCGCCTGCTCAGCTTGCGCCTCGCGTGCTTTCAGTTGTGCGCGGTAGTGCGCGATAGTGGATTGCAATTGGCTCAGGCTCATCTAGGTAGCTGCCCTCCCTGCTGCTCAAGCATCCGAAAACCTGGACTCAGTGCAACATCTATGCTGAGAGAGTGTTTGTAAATGCCTCGCTGTTCATAGGGGCCCGTTTCATATCTCATTGCCAGGATACGGCCATCTTTCCAGCCCATGCAAACAAAGTGATATGGGCCTACCATGAAATTATCGCCTTTTTTGATCGGGAGAAGTTCCTGAGTATCACTCACTGTTGTTGCCCTCCCTGCTTTGTCAGTCCCTCTACAGGGCTTCCATCATCCGAGTAATACACTGAATCAATAGACAGCGATCCATACTGAGAGAGCGTGATGATGCATGTTATGGATGTATGCGGCTCAATGGTGCTATCGTGGAATTTCACAACAAAATGCCCTTGCACATTCCAAACAGCTATCTTTATTTTCCCCTTTGGCCGGGATTTCTCCGACACATACGAATTACATATGGCAGAGGAAGTCATGGTTATTT